TCAAACCGCCAATAAATCCATCAACTTTTCTAATTTCATTTCCAAATTCATCTACTGCTTCTTCCGCTGCTTCATCTGCGTACTCTTCGCTTGCCACATCTGATCCATCTTCAAGTTTTAAATTACCTCTTATGGCTAAGGTGGTTCCATCCCATGTTAGTTTTGTTCCAAGAGAAAATAACGAGTCACTGTCTACGTAAAATGGCGTATCACTATTATTGTAGTTTCCGGCTCCTAAAAATATTTTGCCATTATTACCTATTTCAGTATCACCTTTAAGGCTTAAGTCATTTGTTGTAAGACTATTGGCGTAAGCGTCTCCCTCTTTGGTAACCCTGAATGTTCCATCTACAAATACTCCAGCTCCAAGCCACATATTTCCTTCAATATCAACATGAAATGAACCAGAATCAAATCCGCCAATGTCAATAGAGCCAACTATGGTTGCATCATAAAAATAAGCCCTACCACTACCATTAATTAACCAGCCAGTGGTGGCATTTGCGTAACTGCCGCCACCCACATCAACTCCATCAAACGTAGAGGATTTAATTATTGAGGTTGCACCAGCCAAGGTAATCGTGTGAGCACCTATCGTACCAGCTGTTATCTTGCTTGCGGTCAAATTTCTAATGTGGGCTGATTCAATTAATGTAGTTGCAGTAGAGGCAGTTATTGGAGTCCATGATGAAACATTGCCGCTTGTATCTACACTTCTAACTCTGCCAAAATATAACTTTTCTGTAGTTTGTTCAGTTATTATTCCAGTATTTTGATTTACTGCAATTTCGCTTGTTGAATTTTGTGGCACATCTAATGCGATAACATTTGCTGCAGAAAATCCGAGATATTAGGGGTTGTACGTTGGGTAAGACTACATATTGCGAACCGAGCTGACCGATACTCTCTGGCAAATAAACCTCGTATAAATATCCACTTAGATCTGGATCATTAGAGGGGTTAAAACTAATCATAATCGACTTATAATTTCCAACTATAACAAAATCACCTAACTCCTGAGGTTTTGTTATGTCCTTGGGAACAACAAACCTTACCGCAGATGCTGGATCTAATGCGGCGTTTACATCTGCATCTTTTGGCTTAACCGTAAGAAGATACTGTTTACCTGGCTTTAAATTTTGTATGGTTTTTTTTATATTAGCCACTATCTAATTCCCCCCAATGAAGTAAACACCAAAATATTACTAAGTTGTTGTTCGCCCAATGTTATGTACATATTTTTTAAAAAACAAACTTTTATTATCTGAACTGACTTTCCCGTAGAAAGAACATTCTTATCCTCCAAAACTTCAATTTCAAGGTTGTAATCTTTATATTCTAAATTTGTTGTATTAAATACTACACTCTTTGCCTCCTGCAGTGCAAAGCAGTCTATTTCCGTCCAGTCAACAACAACTTTTTCAATATCACTTACTTTTTCTTGTTTTGATACAATTCTAATTCTTATTTTTCCATTTGCTGGACCAATCATTGCATGTATATTTAAATTAGGTCCACTAAAAGACGCAAAGGCCTTAGCGCCGGAAGTTTGTGAAACAGATTCTTTCCAATCAACTCCATCATTAAAAAAAGCCAGCTTATAGTAGCCTTTTGATTTTTCCGTAAGTGTCGTTTCATATAGGTTAACATCTGTTGGTGTGGCATCATAGAGTTTTGGTGAGTCTTGTGAATTATCATAGGATTCTGCGATTGTTTTCGAAACTGCTATGTACGCATATTTTGTTTTATTGTTTTGGACATATGGTGTTGCATGAATATACTTTAAATAATCTTGACCATAATAAACAGAATATTTACCACCCATAGAGTAATCCTGCTGATGATTTTGAGCCGCTTGAAAATAAAGAATATTATTTTTAATCGTTGTTTTTACCGGAGAAGGAATAAAACTTAAAGACGATGGATCTAAACCATCATATTCGTATACAACTAAATACGAATGGTTTTGATCTTTTTTTAAAGAAGACTGATCATATATTTTATTTATTTCATTATTTCCAATATCAACAAACAACCAATCATTTTTGTATATGTATTCTCTTGGCGCCGAGAGAGATAATTCTCTTTTTAGAGAAGGTTGTATATATTCAAAATTCTCTGGAAAATCAAGATTGTTATCGCTAGATAAATATTTAAACCATGTCATAATTATATTTCCGTGTACATTATTTCAAAATCATATTTATCAACATAGTCATCTGGAATATCTATACTAATATTTACATCTGCCACAGGCGTTCCCCCCTGTAATATATCTGGAGTAAAAGAATCCACTGAAATGATTATTTCATTCTGCAATGTACTTATTTGTTGTAGTTTAATGTTTCTTCTTACTGAATCATAATCAATGTCTATAGATCTTATCCTCTCCGAACCGTCAGAACCACGATGACTATGTGTAGCTATTTTAATTCCATCTATTTTTGCGTCGTTTTCAACAGATATATCACCGCTTATTTTTCCACCAGATTTCATTAAATATTGAGGATGACTGTCTTGATTTAAATCGTCTAATAATGCATGACTTGATTTGAGCGGATTAATATCATCAATTTTAATAATTGATTGAAGTAGTGTTTGATAATCTTCAAAATTGGGGACATTTTGTGAAGTAATTTTTTCTTTTTTTACCGCTTTTACACCGAGTTGAGAAATATATCCGATGTATTTTCTTCTTTGGAGAATGTTTTGATATAAATTTTCTATTTTTGCGGTTATAGTATTTCTTCTTTCGATAAGATCACTGACAATTGATTTAAAGTTACCTTCTGCAACGAGTAATGCAATTGCGGCTTCTCCAGACATCGTTGGAAGGGTTGTCTTCATGGTTGTTGTTCGCAAATCAACAGAAAAATCAGAAACAACCTTTGTCTTAAACCTTAAAGCTGGACCAAGAAAACTATCATAAAAAATATTGCAGTTCAAAACCAGATCATTGTATAGCGACTCCAATTGCGAATCTATAGCAATAGTTAAAGAGTCTACTTTGATCGAAAAAAAGGCTTGAAATTGCGCTGCTTGTTTTTTAGTTGTTTTATCCACTTCGGCCTCTGGCAAAAGTACTGGTTGGAACGGTATGTTTTTGGCAAAGAGTTCCTGATAGTGGAGCGCCATTTTGAGCCAGTAAAAATAATGTGCTGCGACTTGTTGTTGTGATTCATCTTCATAAGACGTTCCAAAATCTCTTATTAAAGAAAATTTTATACAAGCCGCTTCGGCCAACAGACACTTAACAATTTCTCTATAGTCATAGATATGACCAAAGCTAGAATTAGAAATAACATTATCATATTCTTTAACGAACCTCCTATATCCCCTGGTATCATTTTTTTCTGCGTATATATATTGGTCAAAACATATAAACGGTGGTCTTGGATATTTAAACTCACCCAAATAACCTTCTACTTGAATTTTAGGAAAAGCTATTTCCATTACATTTATTTGATCCCAAACATATTTATGAGATTCATCTAAAGAAGGATTATTAAATGGGTCGAGATTTACTTGTCTTAGTAGGTTTTCTAAATCCAATTTGAACTGGTTTAACCTAGATATCGTATTGGCTGTTTCCTGTCTTACGACCGCTAAAGAAACTGAATAAGTTTGATCACTACCATAGGCTCCAGACGTATTTTTGAGCAGTGCTTTATTTACAGTACTTAATGCGCTGGAATCTTCATAATCAGAAACAGAGCTATTTGTTTCTGTCTTATAGTCCGCAAATACGGCGTTTTCCGGAACAACGTCACTTTGAATGGGATTAACAATTGACATATATTATACTAAAACATCTTTCTAGCTACTTTTTTATTACTACCCTTTTTCCCAAATTTTGGTTTTAATTGACCGGTTCGATTCACATTTAAAATTACACTAGATTCATTAGTGTTATAATCATCATTTTTTTTGCCCTGTGTTTTGGGCATAAAAAAAGTATTTGAAAATGACTCAACGTTGGTTGCCACTGCACTCTTACCAAATTCGCCATAATTTTCAGTGATAGCCAACAGCGCCAACATTAAAGCATCATGAGCGTGATCTACGGCGGATCCGCCAGCTTCAAATACTGGTCTGCCAGTTTGGGTGGTTCTGACAACAACGTATGATATGATTTGCATATAAAACTCTTCGTCTGCTGCTGGAAATAACAAAAGAGATTTTTCAAAATACTGCCTTAAATTATCAACCATATATGGTTTTATTTCTTTTTTAACAGGCAGTTTTGTGTATGGATCCTTAATCTCTATTAACTCACCAAACCCTATTCCCTTTACCCTATCTCTTAAATTAGATCTGGGGTTTTCTATTCCATACTTTCTAAGTAGCTCTACTTGAACCTCTCCATATCCCCTGTCAACATAAATATGTTTTGGTTGAAAAGAGTCATTTAATTCCACAATTCTATTAACGGCGTTTGTCAAGGTGTATTCTGACTTCTCAATTTCTTCCCTGTAAGCTATTCTTATTTTATTTCTAAATCTTTCTTCTTCATGATTTTGGTAACACGCCTCAAGTACAACTATATTTGTTCCTGCACCGTACTTATCCCAGTCAACACCGATAGTATACATGGACCTAGCTGAAGTTATTTCTGGTATATAGTTCCAAGATGGTTCTACAAAGGCGGCGTCAACAAATTTTCTTGGATAAACGCCCTCTGCGTCTTCTCCCCAATCTGCTTCAATTTCGTGTCTATATCCAGTTTCAGAGTATTGTTCCCTAAATTCATCTTCTTGTTCCTTGGAAAAAAATGGATTACAGTATGATGGAAACCAGAATTCCCTAAATCTTTCCGATCTACACCATTCCCAAAATCTCTCCCTTCTACCAGTTGGAGTAGAAGCACCAATTAACACCTTATCTGGTTGATCCTCTGTTGTTTTCTGCAACATGGCATATAGGGCATCGAGATCATCTGTATGCATAAAATCCATTTCGTCTAACACAATCATATGGGCTTCCTGACCACGGGCCACGTCAGACTTACCGCCGGATCTCATTCCAGAAGTAAAAAATCTAATTGTAGAACCATTAGAAAACTCTATCAAAAATTGTGGACTCGTAACTTTTCTGGTTATTGAGTTGTGTACGATGTCGTTTTTTGTTGCGAGTCTATTTATTTCCTGATAAAGAAGTTCTACTTGTGTTTTCATTGGAGCAATAACCAAACAGCGTCCATCCTTATTGGTATAACTATAATGCAGAAGCGCGATTGCCATACTAAATGTTTTACCCAAACGACGACCAGCTCTTAATACTTTACGTAGCGATGGATCTCTCAATATTAAAGTTTGATAAACTCTAGTTTCCGCACCGCAAAAAATGTTTTGTCCATCTACACGGATCTTTGGCTATATATATTTGTCTTTGTATTTCCGCAGATAGACCCGCATTAAGTAGGGTGTTATCAATCTCAAATGGTTCATCTATTAAAAGCACTAACTCTCTATTTGTCATTAACCTTTCTATAACGGGTGAACCATCTTGCCAATTTAGGTGAGATAATTTATTTTTAAATACCCATTCAATTCTATTAATTTGTTTTACATACTCTGGATTTTGTGATTGAATAATTTCAATTAAATCCTCTCTAGAAAGTGCTTCTAGTTGTTTCCTGAATTCTTTTGTTTTAGCTAACATGTTTACCCAAAATGCGCAGCCATCATTGCGCCCTCCGAACCAAGAAGTGATCTGGCATTAAGTCTCGAATTTTGAATTGCCATTACTCCCCTAGCTCTTGATGTAGCCCTTACCTCATCATCTTTATATGTTCCAAATATGCCGGCATTAATATTTCCTTGCATTGATTTCATTGCGTCTTTCCCAAAATTAATTGCGCCTTTAACAGCTATTCCACCAAGTTTAGCCAGTTGATAGGCCAAATCGGCTGCAAATATCATATTTATTCCCGGCATCGCCTTTAATAAAGCTTGGCCTCCAACAGCCAGGGCCACTCTCCCTCCACCAGCAGCGGCGGCGTGGGCGGCACCTCTATATCCAAGTGTCTCAATAAATCCCTTTTGTATTAATTGTCTTGACATTTGAGCTGCTCCAGCTTCAGTCATGGGAATGGCGCCTGCAAAAACTCCCTGACCAAGGCCTGTTAATACTCTTGTTTGAAATGCGGAGTTTCTTAATATGGTTTGTGATAGCGGCTTCATTAGTTTTTCTGCCGATTCAGTCATAATCATAGTGCCCCCAGCACCGCCAAGTGACCTTGCGGTTGCCGTTCCCATGCCGGTAAACATCTCTTCACCACCACCAACCGTTAACAGTGACCTCATCATGTTTCGGGTCTTGTAACCCTTTATGCCTTCTGTCATTAAATAGCGTCTTTCGCCCACCGTTAGACGTCCACCACTGCCCACTTTATTAATAAGGCGCGCAAGTGGAGTTAGCTCTGTCCTAGTTCCGCCGCTAACCGTGGTGTCGGCTAACAATTTATAAGCGAATCCAGCATGTGGGTGCCCCGCAAGTCGATTGACATTTCTGGGTGCTGCAACTGTCCTTGCTAATGTGCCCGCTTCCGCTCCATTATAGGTGGCTATCCTAGCAAGATTAAGATCCATTCTAGCCGCAGCGCCTGCTCCTTGACGGGCGACTCTTCTTTCGGTTGTAGTTAAAGCTCCCATTCTTGCCATTGTTCCACCGCTAAAACGTGGATTCTTTTCTGCTCCAATATTTCCGAGCATGGCAAGCGCGCCACCAGAGCTAGGAGCGTAGAAATTTCTTCCTGGTGAAGCTAAAAATTCACTTAGTCCTTGTCTTCTAAAAAACCTCATTGGATTTAATGTAAAATTATTTTTTAAAAATCCTTTCATTAAAGGAGTTTTACTACCACGAGCCATCTGCTTGTCCAATAGTCTTTGACCACGGCGAGTTGTTCTGCCTGTTATGGTTTGACCGCCAACAAACTGATTTGCACCGGAACTTGGTGATAAATAAAGAGATTTACTTGAGTAATTACTAAACTTGCCTCTACCTCTGCGAAGTTTTTCGTGTATCCTACCTACATCGTCACCAATTCCGCCTCTAAGCAGTGTGTTCTGAGATCTAAACGCGGCAAAACCACCAAGGGTAACTGGATTTGTTACTCTGGCGACCTGCTCAAATCCAGGAGACCCTAAAAACCCCAATGCAGCGGGCATTTCTTGAATGTCTTCTTGGGTAATACCGGGCATCATGCCTCGAGGATCAAGAAATCCGCCATATGGATCAAATGTGTTTGCGTCTTCTGCGCCCATATCCGCCATGTCAGACATTTTTTATCACCCGCCTCTTCTTAGATTGTGCATGCCCAAAACAATGTTCCCGTCAGCATTCAGTTCTTGCGCGGTTTGGAGTGATGTGTTTCTATTCGAATATAAATTTCCACCATATGACATATCTCTATTTAATTTTCTATTCCCAACGTATGGAGATTCTCTGAAAAATTTTTCATTTCTATTTATATAAGCGGACCCCAACCCCACTGCAACACCAAGACCGGCTATTGCCCCAACTGCAGCTCCAGTTATCGTACCACGACTAAGGGATGCAGCCCCTTTTACCGCTCCCCTAACGGTTGATGCAGCGCCAGCACCAACCGAACCAATTGGCGCCCTGGTATACCTCAAACCAGACGCCATGTGCACCCTCCTGCTGGAGGGTGCCACCAATGTAGAATATGCCTTTCCTTCAAATGGACTTACCTGCAAAAGGGGCCTAAGATCTCCTGCTGCATCAGCACCAGCCCTGATGGTTCTACTAATGCGATCAGATCTTGCTGCCGCTCTAGTCATCTTATATTTTCCAGCTCCTATAGCACCACCTATAAGTCCTCCACCTACGGCTCCAACTGTACCCAGTCCAGCAGCCATCGCCGCAGTTTGTGTTCCAGAGCTACCTCCTGGCACAATTGCATCAAACATCGCTCCTGGAGTTAATTTTCTACCCAAAAATGCGGTATCTGCGTTGGGATCTCCAAATGCCACGTCCATGGCGGCATCCCTTGCAGCCGGTGCTGCTTTAGTAGCCATACCCAGAGCTGCAGCTCCGCCGATGATGCCAAACATACCAGGCCTGGTCATTGCGGCTCTACCCGCCCCTACTGCCGTCTTTTTTGCTATTCCACCTACTAATCTACCAATTCCCATATTTATCCGCCAAACAAGTGATTATTTTTATCAGGACCCATTGAAGTATGGTTTATTTTATTTCTGTCTAAATTACCAACTACACCAGCAGTTACCAGAGGATCTTTTCTTCTTGAGCCCATTTTTTGGGCAAAAAGAGCGTCTTGTATACCATATGGTCTTTCGCCGGATTCAACCGGCATACCATGCATAGTAGCGTCATATACGTCATTTTCATTTCTTTTTTTGGCCACCTGTGATCCAACAACTGCGGCTGCAACTGCCAGTCCAGCTAAATATATTTTACCTTTATTTGCTCTGAAAAATTGTTGACCTGCCATAGCGGTATTGTCTGCAATGCTGATGCCACCAGTAGCTCTTTGTGCTCTACCACTTGCGACAAGTTGTTGAGCGGTTTGAACTGTTCTTACTTTTGTGGGAGCTGTATGTATTTCCTGTAAGTTTTTAAGTGCTTTTAGATCTTCTGCTCGTCTTGCTGCTGCTATCTCTGCATCAGTTAAATTTAAGCCGATATTACCAGATGCTGTTTTTCTTGCTGCTGCCTCCATTTCAATGTCTGCAGTTGGAGAAAAAATACCGCCAAGAACTTGATTTTGTTTAGTCCCTTCGGCTATTCCCAATGCTGGATCGGATATATCTATATCTTTTTCAATCGTTGCTACAAGTCTTGCTCTTTTATTGCGACTAAAAGTGTCGGTTGGATTTGATTCAACTCCAGTTGATCTTTCAATTTCCCTAATATCAGTCACCGGGTTTTCACCTTGTTCAATTCTTTTAAGAAAAGGAGTTTTGTCTTTAATTGAAAATCCAATAATTCCGTCTGTTTCTATTTCTTTAGCCGTAGAGGTCACAAATGCTCTGTAGTTTTCAGCTGCTTTTGCTGCGTTTGGGATTTCTGAATCTAAACCCTGAATTCTGCTTACTACTTCTTTTTGGTCCAATAAAGTATCTTTTGTAAAAATTTTGTCAATAATTCCTTTGTCTCTTAATTCATTATAGTTCATCCCAAATATTCTTTGGGTCACAGCATTGAAGTCTTGCTTCATTGTTGGGGTAACATACGACGAAGGGTGACTTAGTTTTTGATAGGTTTGCATTTGCAGGCCGATTACCTGATTCGCCAAATGTTCATATTGAGTTTGATTTAAATTTCTTGGACTAAACACCATGTTAATGGTTGCTGGCATTCGCGCTTCACTGGCTCCCGCATGAACATATGATTCAAAAAAATCATTCATCGATGATGCGTAAAATTCTTCGCTTCCAAACTTCATAAGTTTACCATTATCGTCCAAGAGTTGTAATTCCCTCATATCGTTGGCCAACATTGTTATTTTTTCGGAACTGACTGCGCCACCGGCTTCACCGGCGGTCATTCTTATGTATGAATTTAGAACATAATCATTAGTCCTATAGTTTGCTGCTATCTTTTTTTTTGTTTGATATTGAATACCAAATACACTTTCAGATCCCTGCCCAATAGTGTACGTAAGTGGGGATATGTCGGCTAAATCTCCGAGTTGCGCTGCATCGGGTCTTTTAAGGGCAGTACCAATTTTATTGATATCCACTGATCTTGCAGTTTCTTCATTGCCAAATCTAACTCCCTCACTATGAAGCAGCTTTTTGCCAATAAACGATCCTGTTGCTCTTGATTTTGCAACTCCCATAAGTCTTGATCTACTATCTAGTGCACCGTAAGGCAGTCCTGCCGCCCTAACCTCGGCCATGTATGCCTCACCTCTTTGCAGGCCCACGTTAACAGCCGTGTTTAGCAGTCCGGGTTTTTGTAAGTTTTTTACCTGCTCCGCTGTTAATTCATCTCCAGATCTAACTTTATCAAACAATAAATTTCTTTTAGCAATGCTTGCTAATGTTGAATCAGTTTTTTCTGCCTCTTCTAAACTTATTCCATAAAATCTATCTGTTATCGTTGCGCCCACTTCTAATAGACCGGCGTTCACCGGTGGTACCTGTGTTGTAATTTGCGAATTTAGTGCGCTTATATTAGCGAACATTTCATTAAACTCAGTGTGGGATATGTTTCTTACACCTATATCCACAATGTCATTTGCCCTTTTATTAACATTGCGAACTGTTCCAAGAATAGTCCCATCTTTTGCTCTAACCTGAACAGTTTCGGTAGCTGCTACTCTTGCGTCTTTCATTTTTTGTTCTATTAATTTACCAACATCAGAAGTTTTTCCTTTTAAGCTTTGTATTGTTCCTGATCTATAATCTTTAAATAAATAATTTCTATCTCCATCGAAAGCCTGAGTTTTTCCATAAAAAACAGATCCTACATTACTACCCGGAACCGTTCCTTCTACTTCTATACCTAGGTCTGTTGCTTCACTAGCGGAAATAGCCACTGTCATTTTTTGTCTACCCTCGTCAGTTGTGGAGAGGTAGTTAAACATTTCATTAGATAAACCTTGTAGATCTGCGACATTGGTTACTGGGGTAATTGCACTACTTTTTCTAAATCTAGTTCTTAAAAAATCAGCAAACTCAGAATACTTTTCATCAGTGCCCCTTAGGAACCCTTTGGTACTTAGGATGTGTGTGATTCTATCATTGTTCTTTTCGATAAACTGTGCTAACTCCGCACTGTCAACACCAGCTGCAATATTACCTGGAGTCGGAAACCTTCTTATATGCAGCTGTCCGTTATTGATGAATTCAGACACATATGCATTTAATAGTGCGTCGATTTCACCAGTGTGTATACCCCTTGTTTCTATCAGCTGAAAAAGACTTTCAAGTTTTTTTGGATCTTGTTTTCCAACACCCTCAAGAAGGTCTAAAAAATTTGTATTTAAAAATAAGTTTTCTAACGACTGTGCACTTTTTGTTCCAAGCAGCTCTGGAGCCACAGAAAGCGTTGATGCATAAAAATCCGCCACCTGTGTTCTTAGTTTATTATCTATACCTAAACCGGTCTATCGCGTCTCCAACAGCGTCGATTATTCTATTTCTCTCTACATCCATTGCTATTATTGCACTATCAAGACTATCTTGCGCATAATATGCGTCTCTAATCTTATATTCTCCGCCTTTTTTAAGCGTAAATTCTTTCCATAAATCTTTTACCGCTTTTGCGTCTTGATTGCTTGGATCATTATATGCAGGAATAAATTTAATTGTATCGTATAGCTTATCTATATCGAATGCCAAAGAGTTATGCCCTTCCAATCTGTGCACTATGCCGACTCTCGCGTCTTTACCCAAAAATATTTCCAATACTTCGCGAAGACTCTTAAGCGCTGTTTGTCCCTTAGATTCAAGAGCCTGCATTGCCTCTTGCGCGGCTGCGCTATATGTTCCGTCGGGATTAAAAGCATCTGGTCCCATTTCCGATAGAATCGCACCTACAGATAAGGGCACGGGTTTTCCATTTCTGTAAACGTGAGCCAGATCCATCATATCTGATCTAAAATGTTTTGTCATAATAACTTCGGGCGCTGAAACTAATTCTGTAGTTCCATCTGCAAGAACTCTAACCCTTCTTTTAACCAATGCTATATTTCTAACTTTTGCATCGGGGCTAAGACCACTAGTTTCCGTGTCCCATGTTAATATGGTTTTTATTTGACCTACATCCTTGTCCAGATCAAAACCTAAATAATTTACAGCAGTTTTTTCACCGGCACTATCAGTAATAACCTTAATTCGCTTTGTTCTTTCATATAAGTTTCGTAAACTTGTTGGATTTCTCATTCTATTTTTACCTATAGAAATATCGCTTAATTTACTAGCGTATTCTTTGATGTTAAAGTTTGCCCTCATTAAACTTAACATCATTGGATGTATACCCTCACCTTTTTCTAAACCACTCATTACATCAACCGCGTATCTTGCATATTGCCTATATGCGTTTGTGGAAGGAAATGATATTCCGGGAAACCCTACTTGTTCCAGAAGTTGTTTAATTGGTAACGTATATCCAAGATATTCACCATATACTTTATTAGCTATTTCATGATTGAAAATACTTAAATCTAAATTTTCTCTGTGCATCAATTCCATTATAAGACGCTGAACTCCAAGATCACCGTCTGCTGCTTCTGCTGCCCCAAAAACGGTGTGAGCTCTTAAATTTAAACTTTCCGCTCTAGCTTCTGGAGTCCCTATAAGATCATAATATCCCCTAAAAAAAAGGCCGAGCCGGATCGGCAGTACTCTGTCCTTGTCTAAAAAAATCTTCTGCAGTAATTTGCGGTTGAAGTAATTCGACAAGATGTTTAGCTGTGATTGGAAAACCTTGAATACCTCTAACTTTTGCATTTTGGATTGAATCACTTGAATCTAAAATCTTGCTTGATCTTTCGTAAAAATCTAATGCAAGTTTTTGCAACCTTGATGTATCAATATTTGGTCTAGGCATTGTTTGGTCCTTCTAAATTTTTAGACTCTTTTTCTGAATCGGCAATATATTCATCAACATCGTAAACACCAAGTTTTCTTTTAATAAGTTTTTTGTTTTCTATTTCAATTGATTGAACCTTGTGTATTATTTCAGATATTGTCTGAGCCGTATCTAATTGTATTTGACCGGTCTTTGCTCTTGCTTCTCTTGTGGCCAAAAGTTGATTTCTTAAATCTTTTCTTCTTTTATGAAGTCTATCTTCAAGCTCTACGGCTAAATGTAGTTCTTTTTTAAAAATTGGATTTCCATCTTTATCTATTCCAATAATATTTTCTTGAACAAAATGTTCTTTGGCCAACAGTTTTGTTTTTCTTAGATATTGAACTTCTTGATCTACCAAATCTCTAACCATGGAGACTTCTACCAAATTTTCTGGACTAACATCAAGCTGTTCCATATACTCTGCGGTAAATTGAGAAACCATTGACATTTCAATTGGACACGGTTTTCCATGTGGAGCTAAATTCTGCTGCAGAAGTGGACACGTTGATGCAAATATGCATTTTGTTGATTCGCAACTCATTGGAATAGAGGAGAACATAGACGTTCTCGTTCTTTGGGGTCTTACTAAATCAACGGCCTTTTGCTTATCTTCATCAGACCATTCAACCGGAAAAAACAAGTCAGGTCTAAGCGACTCGAATTTATCAAGGAAAGTACTTTTTTCTTCAAATTTATCTATTTCATTTCCCATTGAAATCAATCCATTCTGATTTTACCAAGCCCTCATTTGTATATGTTTGAATCATGCATCCCTTACAGCCCGGACAGTAGTATTCTTGAACATGATAAGTGTCTTCTTTGGGAGCAACAAATGCGGATTTTATAACGTCATCATAAACAAAATTAAGCTCATGACCACATCTGTCACATTTCATATATTACATTTCTTCCAAAAGTTTCATTAATCCTTTTTGTAACTTTTCCTGAACTTGAACACCTTGTGCGGCGCCAACAAACATACTAATCTCCCTCATCTCATTCGGAGATAGTGCAGAATTCATTACATATCTTGCACCTTTGCAAATATCACAATATATTTCTTTACCAGAATTATTCACTGGCGAGCATGCGCATTTTTCAATAATGCCAAAATACTCTAAAGCTTCAGCTAAGTCAAACCATTTATTTCTGAAAAGCTTTTTTGTTTGCTCTTTATAGGCTCTTAGCTTATATTGATCTTCCGATAAAAGCGTTCCCATATCTAAAGACTGTTTCATTAAATCATTAACTGTTCTATATAAAAAATTTGGTAATTCAAAATCACCATTTTGATTAATATAATTTTTCCAATCATTCATAACATCCTCCAAACAAATTCACATTAAATTATACCAAAAAACAACAAACGATTAAAGAGTCGCTCCTCCAGAAGATTTAGGCCTTTGTGGATTGTAAGACCCTCTTTTGTTTACATCTCTTCTATGCATGCTGAATGCACCAACCGCTCCGGCCCCAACGCCAAATTTCCCGGTTCTTGTTCCCATTACCCTTGCACCGGTATTGTACATCCCCCTAGCCATAGCACCGGAACTTCTTCCAACCCTACTTGCTCCAGACAAAACTCTTGATCCACGCTGAGCAGCTCCGGCCATTATCGCAGCCATGCGAACACCTAACGTCATATTATTCTATTCCTATCACTGGACTATTTTGGCTACCCCTCATCCCCCTATATCCAGCGTAGCCTAAACCACCTGCAGCTAAACCCATTGTTGTTTTTGGATGACGTGATGCAGCTAAAACTCCTCTGCCCATCGCGCCAACTAATCTTCCACTACTCCCACCACCCAATGTACCTACCCTGTTAAGATAAAGCCCACCAGCACGCATTCCTCCAGCTACTCCAGTTACAGCTTTTCCCCCAGTGCTTCTAGCAGCAGAAGCAACGGATCTCATTGCGCCAAGAGATCTGCCAACTAGATTTTGCATATATTAGTACATTGGGTAGTTTTGACTACCGCGTCGATTCATTGCTCGAGCTCCCATCATGCCACCAAGACCGATTGCACCAGCGCCTGTTCTTAATGGGTGTCTGGCCATGGCTCTTCCAGCCTTATTAATATGTAGTCCCGCACCCCTACGAATAAGATTTGTGCCATCACCACGCGCTTTTACGCCGAGCAGTTCTAACCCCCCTAGCTATACTGGCACCCATGCCCATCATTTTTCCAGAAACCGACTTAGGGATTAATCCCGCGACTGCGGATGAATAACCTACACCCCTGGGCATAAAACCTCCTACTATACGTTTATATAGTAATGTTATTTATTCATAGATTTGGTTTTTGATGGTTTTTTAATGGTAAAGATAAAATCGTCTTCTGGAGTATAGGATATTTCAAATATTGTTCCTCTAGGCGGAACTGATTTGATTAAAATATCAGCTAGTTGATCTTCCATCTTTTCTCGCCTAACTTGGGCGAGACCCCTAGCACCTTTGATCGAATCTACCCCCTTTTCCAATAAAGCTTCTATAACACTATCTGTATAATTTATTATGTAGCCTTTTTGAGATAATTTATCAATTATTACTGACATTTCTAATTCCGCTATTTTTTGCATATCAAATTTCGACAAATGATTAAAAATTACTATTTTATCCAACCTGTTTATAAACTCTGGTCTAAAATGCTTCCTAATTGCATCTAAGGTATTTTTTGCTACCATCTCCTGTGGAGGAAGTTCTTTAGTGGTATGCTTCATTCCCACTGGTCGAGCAAAGCCGGCACCACCGCCCAACAAGAAATCAACAGTTTTTTCACTGCCGAGATTTGTGGTCATAATGATAATGGTATTTTTAAAATTTACAGTCTCACCCTTACTGTCTGTTAAAATACCATCTTCAAATACACGCAAAAAAGTATTCCACATATCTTGATGCGCCTTTTCTACTTCATCAAGTAAAATAACAGTATGTGGATATTTCTTAACCTGGTTAGCCAACTGACCACCTTCGTCATGACCGACGTACCCTGGTGGGGAGCCAATTAATTTTTGATTTTCATGTTTGTGTTGAAATTCTCCACAATCAATTCTAACAATTGGATATTCCTCACTAAACATATATTTGTGAACCAATGTTGCTAAATGCGTTTTTCCAACGCCAGATGCTCCAGCAAAAAGGAAAATACCTAACGGTCTATTTTTATCGTTTAGTCCCACCTGCGATCTTTTAAGGGCAGAAACTACTGAATTAATAGCTTCTTTTTGACCAATAACGTTAGATTCTAAATACCCCTGTAATCCGAAGAAATTTTTGTCTAGTTATCCTTTTTATTTTTTGTCTTGGTTTTATATCGTGCTTTTTATCAAATTTAGATTGTAGGTGTTTGGCGAGTTCTGACTCAATGGAAGCAATATCTTGAAGCTCTTTAACATCTTTATCACTAATATTTTTAGCATATGCAAGTTCGATCCAAAGATCTATGTCGATACCGGGATTAAGCATTACGCATCCATGATACATCGCGTCTATGCAGCGTTCTGCTGCCTCTCTTGACATCAAGCGTAAAGATTCCGTAATTTCGGGCTTAACGTTATAAATTACATTTTCTAGTACTGCAAGTTTAAAGTCTTTTGGGGCCTTATTATCTAACTCCCCAATTAAGGATTCTATACTATCTGGATCTAGAACCTTGTATTTGACGTACGTAGCCAACTCTGGAACATAAATTTGATATAGCTTCATTTTTTAATACACCTCCCAATCCTAGAGATGTAGTAAATAGTAACCTCTATACTCAGTATATGCTGGATAAATCCAAACTGGGGTAACTAAATAATATTGTTCTTTAGTATTTGAGTTTCTCCCGTAAGAACATTATAACAGCACGTGTCAAATAAAATCAAGAAATATTTTTTCTTTTATGAATTTTTTCAATATAGGGGTATTTTTCTAGACAGGGACCGGTTATTTTCCAAATTGTTACAAGATCTTCCACTGATTTAATTCTAGCAAGCAGTATTCTTGCTCTTGTAAAATCTAAATGCATCTCAATATTGATGGGGTTTTTCATTCTTGACTCCTAAAAATGTTACTGAACTATTATACCATCATAAATCTGTAGTCGTTAGGTTATCTTTGTGATATAATTAATGCCATGGAAGAATCAAAGTCGATTGATATTGCAATTGCGCAATTGGATAGGCAATTTGGTCCAGGCACTGTAATGAAATTAGGAAATTCTGATCATCAACAATGGCCATCGATATCAACAGGTGCTCCAACGTTAGATAAAATTTTGGGGATTGGCGGCCTACCGAGGGGTAGGATAGTGGAAATATATGGTTCTGAATCATCTGGAAAATCTACTTTAGCGCTTTCTTTAGTCGCAGAAGCTCAAAAACAAGGCTTATGTTGCGCTTATATTGATGCAGAACACGCCCTAGATCCAGCTTATATGATCAGTTTGGGTATTGATTTGGACGAACTACTGCTTGCGCAGCCACATTATGGCGAAGAGGCACTAGAAATTGTTGATAAATTGGTAAAAACTGGTGAGATTGGACTGATAGTTATTGATTCTGTTGCTTCATTAGTGCCAAAAGCTGAATTAGAAGGCGAAATGGAAGCAAATCAAATGGGTCTGCAGGCTCGAATGATGGCAAAAGCTATGCGTAAGATCACTGCTTTGGCAAATGAAAGTAAAACGCTTGTAGTTTTTATAAATCAGATGCGAAATAAAATTGGAATTATGTTTGGAAACCCAGAAACAACACCTGGTGGCATGGCTTTACGCTTTCACTCTTCTGTTCGTATAGATTTACGTAAAAAAGAAGACATAAAAGATAAAGAAGGTAATGCAATTGGTATTACCGTAAAAGCAAAAGTTATTAAAAACAAGATGTCACCACCACTTAAGGTGGCTGAATTTAATGTATATTACGGAAGGGGTATAGATTTAGTGGGTTCGCTATTGGATCTTGCAATACAAGCAGAAATATTTATTCAAAAAGGAGCGTGGATTTCCCATAACGGTGAAAATTTCGCCCAAGGTAGAGAAAATGCTATTAATAAATTAAAACAAAACCCTAAACTATTACAAACTATTAAGGATTTAGTTTTCAATGAATCTGAATAATAGTAATTCACATGATTACGGACTTGAGCTTCAACCTTGCCCTGAGTGTCCGTATCCAATGAATGTTTTGATAAACCCATTACCCACAAAAGATAATCAAGAACGTTTTGCTGTTACATGCAGAGAATGTGGTGATTCTTGGACTGAGGTATTTGAAACGGATAATGGTGATGAAAAAAATTGAAGAAGAAGATATTTTTTATTTTTATTCTGGTGATGACATTAAAACGTCGTATTCCTCAAACTTAAATGTATACAACACTGAATTTAAATCCCAAATATTTTTTACTGAAAATCAATTAGAGTTTTTCATAAAGAAAAAAGAGAATAATTGATTTTTAATACAGACGTAAACTATTAGGCTCCTCTATAGTTTGGTCTACCGCGATTTTTATGCATGTAGAGTACACCAGCTCCACCAGCCGCCAATGCCAATCCAAGTCCTAAGACACCACCCGCTGATTTTGGCCTTAGACCGCTAATTGCAGTTGATGTTCTGTTCACAGCTGAGGAAACAACATCACCTGCGACACTAGCTCCACCATCTACTACTGCAGTTGCAACTTTTGCCTCAACACTTGCTGCCATATCTGCCGCTGTAGCTACCGGTGGGGTCACTGGTGGGGTGGTAGAAGCAACTTTCGTTAGGTCATCAACTGGTGTGCCAACTGATATTGGTGTTTTTTTTGCTGGTGGTACTTCAAGTGCAGCTATTGATTTTGGCTTCATCACTGCAATCTGTTCTCGTTTATTCATTTCTATTAGTTCATTAATAGATTTGCCTGGATTTTCTGCCTGTATATCTTTAAAAGATCTGCCTCCATAAGTTACATATATATCGCCGAGAGCGGTGCGCTCTTTCGCGAACCTCATTTAGAATTTGTTCATCAACAAATGTTTTATTTTTCCTTAACGCTTCTACAGTTTGTTCAAGCGCACTAAGGGAATCGTCACTAGCTTCATTAGATAAACGCCTTACCGCCTCGTCCGACACAGATCGGTAATCACCAACTCTGTATCCAGTATCAATATCTCCCTTTAAAACACCTCCTTCTGATTTTACATCTCCAAGGTGTTTGAGGTATTTTCTATATAGTTCTTCTGGATCAGAAGTAAATTTAGCTATTTTTTTTCTAGCTGTAGCTGTACCAGTTATAAGTCTTTTTTTAGATGGAGTTGTATTAATTTTTTTTGTAATAGGATTATATTTTATTCCACCAGTACTTTCATCAAAAACTCCTCCTGTTCCAATTTTTTCAGCTGGAAAACTATCGGCTTCAAAAAGAACTGATCTTGCAACACCATTTGGATTATCAATTTTAGGATCCATTTGAAATGAATCTAACATTTCTGGAGTAACTTTTGTTTTATAAAGATCTAAAGTTTCACCTACATCGAGACCAGCGGGATTGAAACCAGAGAGTGTAGCTTTGGAGGGGTCTGTCCAAAAAAATATTTTTCCAGGACCCTGGGCTGCGTTCGATGCTCGATTGGCTATTATTCCTTTTTCAGAAATGCTCTCAGCGTACTTATTTGGAGCAAAATGATAAAGATATCCCTCTTTTTCTATTGCTTCTCTTGTTGCAGGCCTCGCTAAATTATTTTGAGCTTTTATAGCTTCTTGTTCAGTTTTAACTCTTATCTTTTCTTGTTCTATAAATTCTAACGCAGCTGGAGAAGGTTTAGTTGGCGTATTTACTTCATCGGCAAACTCTGCTCTAATATTTTTTAAGTTTGGAGCTGCTGTGAGATTTGGTGCATCTGTAGTTATTGGTGCTGCCGTGCGCTTTGCGGCTTCCGATTCTCTATCCCATCTTTGAACTGCGGTTTCTATTTCTCCAGCAGCTACAGCTCTTTGATATTCAGCTTCCTCGGCTGCCATCTTTTTTTCGAATGCTGCATTACCTTCTTCCAGTAATTTATCTATGTTTTTGCTTTCCTGCAGTTCGGCTGGTGTTAATGGTTTTACATCATCTACTACCCATCCTTCTCCATCATATTCTACCAATTCTGTGCCGTTCTCGAACGCGAACGCGAAATTCTTCGTTTAGTGAATTATCGTTTAATGCCATAATTATTCGCTTTTCGCCGCCAAAATTATTTTTTTTTATTTTTTAATATTTATAACTATTAATAGTTTATATTCTAAGCCGTTGGGAAATTACCAGCAGCTAATCTCTGTCTCATAATTGATCCCTGCGCAGGAGATATTGCGTCAGCTGCTTCTATCATGTGTGGAGCCCTCTGTGCTGCCGGCAATGCGTCGAATTGTCGTTGAGTCATTCTTCCAGAAGAACGATTTCTAAAAGCCGCGACTCCCGCTGCCAATCCAAGGGCTCCGCCACCCAACGCCACCTTACCGCCTAATGATCTTGGAATTAATCTGCCCAAAGCGCCTGATGATCTCATATGGATTATAGTAATAGTCGAAATAAATGCTATACTAGTTTAGATTATTTTATTACTATTATTATCAGTTAACAGAAATGAGATTCCATGATGGAATTTTGGGAAATGTTAAGGCAATATTTACGGATCCAGAAATCCAGAGTTGCTTGAACAAGAATTTATTTTAAATCCGTTCGCTGAAGAAATCGATAAATATAACATGATTGCTACAGCCCACGCAAAAAATAACGATACATTAATTGTTAGTTTATTCCCAATGGATCAATGGGATATGATTATTTCTACGGCCACATCTTTAGACATAACCGCAGAAGATATCGTACGTGAGCTAAGCCCCAATGAAGTTATTCAATATGAAATCAGTTCCAATGATTGGAATGAATTCTTTATTCAAAATGGATTAATTGGTAATAATGATTTATTGGAAGATGGTGGGGATAATTTTAGCCTAAATTAGACAACATCTGGATATTTCCAGCTGGTTCCAATAAAGATAACTTACCATAGACACCATAGACGATGACGCCATAAGATTCCAATGCATACCTAGAATTAAACTGGGGTGAATACTTGGTTGGTAACACGAAGTTATTTAATCCCTGTTTTCTACACTCAGGATGATTCTCGGAATAGAGGTTCCAAATCGGTGTCTTTTTAAATAATGGAGCTAATCTTTGGTCATTCCAATATGGATATTCATTGAGGTTGCAGTTAATCAAAACCGCGCCATCAAAAAAGATACCCTTATTCATAAAAAGATCCAAGAGATAGTATCCATCATCTTTATACCCGATATATACCATATGGCTATATCCAAGTCCCAGATGTGGTCGTAATTTCATGTACATCTTTTTTGTCCTAAATCGTAAATTTGCTTCCTGGTTGTCATCATTCTGCAAAAAATTATAATCTATAACAATTATGTCATGCTCCTTTGTAAACAGTGACAGGAATTGATCCTTATTGGGGGACTTTATAAGCTCCTCTGATATAATTAATAATTTTTTATGATCGGTGTGTTTCATGATTTTCCTTTGTGTGTTTGGCATTCGTGTGTTGTTGGATGTTTGTATTTTAATATTACCGTTGATCACCATTCGTGGTTACCATAGCTGTCTGAGTCGTAGTCCCAATCATTTGATGAATGGTTGGATCTGGTGTATTTTTTAACACTATAAGTATAAATATCTTCCAAGTCTATATACTCATCAAAGAGCTGTTCTTGATTAATATTGTTATTCTTTTTTTTACGGGCCATTTTGTTATATCCTCCTTTTGGGATAATGGGTTGTTATGGCGGTCAGAACGCTAGCAGATCTTGTTCGTCTTTGCAACTCGTAGAGAGAAAAATGTTTCGAATTTTTCGTGGCAACCTGTATGTAGATATATAAACTAGCATATATGGGTAAAAAAATAGAGGAAAAATATTTTACATCAAGCTTAGGTTATATAAACCTATAAAAACTGAAATATATATAAGATATAAGGAAAAAATTTAAGGGGGTAATGATTATTGTATACGTATAGGCTATATTTTTAACTAGCCTACTACCGTATACGTTATATTATATAAATGTTCTGATGCGCAATTTCTCGAGAAAGGAGACTCTCATGCGTAGCAAGAAAGAGCAAGCCGCTCGAATTGCTGACCTTTGCAAGAAGGCTGAAGTCGCTGGCACCCGCCACGGCCAAGCCATCCGTAAGGCACGAGTCACGACAGGCCAAGCCGTTCAGGTTGGCGCTGCTGTGTCTTGGTCGTACGTCCGCAAGACCGTCAGCAACGCTTAAGCAAGTCCCTTCCAGCCCCGACTCTGTTCGGGGTTGGTAAGGTGAGTTTATATATATATAAATATGTGGTTGGGAACAGACACACAATCCCGTGTGTCGTCCTACTAGTCCACAGAAAGGGGACTATCGTGAGCACACTCACCGTCGACGTTAACGTGTTTGCAGACACGGTCAACGACAAGACAGAGATCCTTCTCGATGCTGCTCGTGCTCTGCTCCGTGCAGAAGCCGAGATTGCCGTCGCGAAGGAAGAGCTACACAAGGCCATCACAGAACGCAAGTTCTTCGTTGACGGCGTCTTGTTTCAGCTCGTCAAAGACAGCAAGACCACTGGGCTTCCTGTTATTTGAGTCGTTGTACATCTACCACCTTTACGGGTGGTAGCTCTGTACAGTCTATATTTATATAAATATTTGTATGATGTCAGATTGCTCTGAGACATCAGTTGCGCCCCCAGGAGTGGGGAGTCGACGCAGCTTAAACGAGCAGCACAGCAACACACTCTGCGACTGAGTGTGTTGTTTTGTGCTTTTATATATATATAAATGTTTGTGTGCAGGAGGGTCTGGGCAACCTGATCCTGTTTAAGCGACCCATTGGTGGAGATTTGTGACTGCTTAGCAGCTCATCTCACAGTACCTTGTACCGCTTGACACATCGCTCTAGGAGAAAGCTACCCCTTTGTGGGTAGTAAGTAACCTAGTTTATATAGATATAAATATGTGGTTGCGGTATGTCCCGCAGGAGGTTTCCATGTCTTATTGGAAAGCGTACAAGAAGGTCGCTTCGACCAACTTGGCCATCTTCGGTTTGGTTGTTCTTGTTGCCTTTGTGGCAGCAATGGTCAACCCCAAGATTCGTCAAGAGGTCGAGCGTCGCTTCGAGAGGGCCTAAGTTAGTACACATCCACGCCTTATGGCGTGGCTCTGTGTAGGTTATATATATATAAATATTCTTATGCGCACTTTCTCGAGAAAGGAGACTCGTATGCGTAGCAAGAAAGAGCAGCAAGCTCGACTTGCGGAACTGCGTAAGAAAGCTGAAGCCGCTGGCACTCGCCACGGTGAAGCGATCCGCAGGGCACGTATCACGACAGGCCAAGCCGTTCAGGCTGCAGCCGTCACGTCGTGGTCGTACGTCCGCAAGACCGCAACCAACGCCTAAGTAATTCCCTGGCCCGCGAGGGTCAGGGGTTACCATTGTATATATATATAAATATTGATCTGCGGTATGTCCCGCTGGAGGTAAGTTATGTATTTCTTTTGGAGTTATTGGAAAGTTGGCATTGTTCACATGCCAGCTGAAGCTAACGAAGGCTTTGCTATGGATTTTATCCATGTTGGTCCATTTGCTTGGGCCATTGCTGAGCATGAGTTGTGGGTTTTTCTACCTTATCGTTGGTATCGCCCTAGCGATCCTTGGGATGTTAGGTTTATTTTCCCTCGTAAGTAATTTTTAGCTGTTAACTGTTTGTACCACCTTTTGGGGTGGTACTTACAGCTACTTTATATTTATATAAATACTTTCCTGCCGCTCAACACTACCAATCTCTTGAGTACATGCTGTGACGAACTTCACGGTTACGAGCGCTGAAGGACCCGAATTACCACGACGGTGGTGATCTCTGGGTCTTTCATGTTCAGTTTATATATATATAAATTTGTGTATGACGTCAGATTGCTCTGAAACGTCAGTTGTGCCCCGTGCTACCGTGGGAGTCGACGCAGCTTAAATGAGCACACAAACACACACCCGTTCGACTGGGTGTGTTGTTTTGTGTTTTATATATATATAAATATTCGTTTGCGGTATGTCCCGCTGGAGGTAAGTTATGTTCGATCCGTATGAGCTTCCGATAGGTCGTCTTCTTCGCTTTGTGTGTGAGAATCCACACGTTGCGAAAGATGTCCTTGCGGCTATGAATTTCCTCAGCCCTGGGGAAATTCTTCACATGCTCACTGAAGAAGTCACGTCGCCAGACGTCGATTCTTCTGGGGAACTCACACCTTTTTAGGTGTGGTTTTCCCATTTTATATGTATATAAATATTTTGTTGGCGATTGTGGTCAGCTCGTCACGAGTGGCACCAGGAGTGTGCATATCTGCGCTCGTTGGATGGCTTATGCTCCAAGTGACCTCACATACACACACTCATTAGATTGGGTGTGTGTTATTGTGAGTTTATATATATATAAATATTTTGATGCGCAACTTCTCGAGAAAGGAGATTCGTATGCGTAGCAAGTCCGAGCAGAAGGCTCGTCTTGCGGAACTCCGTGCGAAAGCAGAGACTCTTGGCATCCGCCATGGTCGAGCGATTCGCAGAGCACGTATCACGACAGGCCAGGCCGTTCAGGCTGCAGCCGTCATGTCGTGGTCGTATGTCCGCAAGACCGCCACAACTGCCTAAGTGATTCCCTGGCCCGTGAGGGTCAGGGGTTACTGGTTTATATTTATATATATAAATTTTGTTATGCGAATTGGAGTTAGCTGGTACACCATCATGGTAGGTGTGGCTAGTTGGGTCTGGGAATCGCACGTTGCTGACATGCACCAATGAGCATGTCTTATGTAACGTTACTTTATATATATATAGGTTTATGTGTATTATTATATTGTTATAAGGCATATAGTATGTATTTAGTTTTACGATTATATTGATATAAATGTTGGTGTGGAGCGCTGATGGCCTGTGAAGACACAGCGAAACGGTGGCATCAATAACTAGCTCGAGCTGCGACAAGAGCGCCGACCTCCCCCTAATCACTTAGCTTATGTGCTGAGTGATTGGGGTTTTATGATTATATTTATATAAATATATATGTGGCCAAGTTCACTGTCGAAAGGAGACATCGTGGCTTATCAAAGCTGGCACACAAACTGTAAGTTTGATGGTTGCACTGTTCGTCTGCGTGCGGGTCAAGGGCATTATGTCTGCGACCCGCATCCTCGAGCTTTGTGCGATGAGCACTTTGCTCAGGTTGCGCAGATGCGCAAGAATGCGCGACGTAAGAAGCGCATTTCTGCCATGCAACCGCATTTGCCTATGGAAGGGATTTAACCGTAAGGTTAAGTCTCTTTCATTTTATATGTATATAAATATTTGTCTGCGAGATGGAGCTAACTACTACACTATCAGGGTAGATGTACTTAGTTGGGTCTGGGAATCGCGCGTTACTGACATGCACCAATGAGCATGTCAAAGTAACGTTATTTTATATTGATATAAATGTATGTTTGCGGTATGTCCCGCGGGGGTAGTTATGTTCACATGTGGTAAGTGTCGTATTCAGGCTGTTCCTGACGCCCAACGTTGCACGACCATGGAGATGGTTCGTGCTCATTATGGTGTTAAGCCTGTTGTGCAGGTTAAGCCCGTTAAGAAGCGTGTTCGAAAGACTCAGGCGAAAGCCTGAGTTTTTCCATTTTATATTTATATAGATATAGATATTTATTTAGTATATATGATATATATGTTTAAATGTTTGTCTGCTCAGTGTTAGTTCTATTTGCTGAGTCGGCCTGTGGTAGGAACGCCTTCAAGTTCCCGCCAGATTGTGAGACTTCTATGTCCGCATTCACATTTGCTGTGAACTTCGTCTCGACGAAGCCCAGCTCTACAGGGGAGTTTTATGCTCTCTTGAATCCCATTGGCACTGCGCCAGCGTATCAGCGTCTGGATGGCACTAAGTCGGTTACTTGGCAGATTTGGTTTGGTGAAACCAAAGCCGCTGAGTATTCTGCGATGCTCGAAGATGCCAAGAATCAACCGAATCACAGGTTGTTTGTGACGGCTGAGTTTGATGTACAGGTCAAGCCTGGTCTCAAACCTGGTCAGCAAACAAATCGCTTGGTTTTCAAGACCAAGGCTGTGAAGGAAGTCCGTCCTGTTCTGGTTGTTCCTACTCAGGACGAACTAGCTTAGGCGGTTTTCGTTTGCCAATGCTCTGCACACTTGCCACCATCAGTCGATGGTGGTAGGTGTTGCAAGGTTATATATATTTATTTATATTTGATATAAATTTTGTGATGCGGTATGTCCCGCTGGAGGTAATTGTGTGTTTTTCGTTTTATGGTAGTGCAATGCCTGAGAAGCTTGCTGAACTGGTTGCTTACCAGTTTGAGCTTGATTACAGGAATTATTGTGAAGAATTTGTTAATCCCATTCAAAGTGACATTGTTCTGGTTGTTCCCTTGACTAATGATGAGTACTTTCGTGAATGGTTTGCTGAGTTCTCCAATGATGTTTCTTGTTGGTCATTGCGCCAAAGGGTAGTTTAGCCCAATGTGAAGAGTTCCGGTCCGTAAGGATCGGGCTCTTTACATTTTATATGTATATATTTATGTTTATAAAACATTTATATTATTTAAGTTTTATTTTTTATATTATATATTCTAAATAGTGGCGTGGTGCTCTCGGCTGTTCATAGATTTTCTATGATTTTCAGAGAGAGTACCAAGAAATAACCTACTCAACCAATGTCAAAGTTTAGGAGACTTTAGAGTGGCAACAATCCAAATCAACGCAGCTAGCGTCAACAAGAAAACAGGTCATTTCGTCGAAGGCAACGGACGCAGAAAGTTTCTCGTGTCCATTGTGAAGTATGACCCTGAGACTATTCAGCCTTCTTACGAACAGAATGTAAGGCGAAGTGTCAGTGTCTGGCTTCCGCTCAAGGCGGAGAATGACAAAGGACACGAAATCACACTCGCTGAGAATGTGACCCGAGCACTTGAGAATCTCAAGAAGCAAGGCAAGGGAGAGCGTCTTCATCTCAATGCCGTCATTCGTAATCTCACAATGGGGGAACCCGCTGTTGGAGAGAATGACATTGTCTATCAAGACTTGACAGTCACGATTGACAACTCAGGGCCAAAGAGCATCACCAAGGTAGCACCAGCACCTTGGTCGATTGTCGAAAGCGACCTCTAGTCGTTCCTGTCAGCAAACTGCCCATCAGTTTCGAGTGAGTATGTGTGGGAGAGTAAGTTAGTTTCGGCTAACTTACCCCCACCGTACTTATTCTCAGCAATATATTCTTCATCTGTAGGTCAATATAAATCTAATATCATTCAAAATGGGAGAACCTTTCAAAAAATGAAAACATTTCTATTGATTGTTTGTTCATATATAGCGGGTATATACACAATGATTTTGTGGGTTCGGTCGATGTTCGGACGAATGGCCAAACAAAAGACCGATATGCTTACCAAGTCCCGCTGAAAAAAACAATCTTCTAATAAATATGATTTGCCTTGTTCGGCTGGGCACCGTAACAAGCAAAACAAAAAAGGGGAGACAACTCAGGAGCGTACGGTCTTAGCATCCTTCTTTAATGCTAGACGGCTCATTCGCGAGTGCGACCCATCGTCTGGTTTCGGCTTCGTTTTCCTAAAACGAGCACACTCTCTTATCAACTATACAAACATTATGTTATAAAATAATGATTTATTGTTGGACAAACGCCCATTTTATGGTGCGTGCAGGGGAGTACCCATACTGACTAACTAACCA